TTCAGATGTCTATTTCTCGCAAAGGTAAAAAACCAACAGATGCAGCACGAGCAGCTCAATCATTGGCCATGATTGGGCGTAAAGTATCTGTTGAAACACGGGAGAAAATAGGTGCGCCTCAAAGGGGTGTAAAAAGACAACCCTGTTCAGAAGAATTAAAGGAACAAAATTCATTACGGATGATTGGAAAAAAGTGGACTACTGAGCAAATTGCGAAACGAGTGTCCACGCGCAAGGCTGGATGTGGATACGCAAAATCAGATGAAGCTAGAGCAAAAATGAGTGCATCTCATAAAGGAAAAAAAATCTCACCAGAAGTTATTGCGAAGCGTAAGGCGACTAGGGCAAGAAACACGGCAATAAAGGCCGCTCAATTACAACAGGCATTCCAAAGATGACCCTCACCGACGCAGAACTGAACTGCCAACTTTGGCTAAAATTGCTTGCGCACTGGAATGATGAGCTGTCTGCGTTGAGAGCATCCAACGACGGCGACATGGACGAACTGAAGACTGCCGCCCTTCGTGGGCGCATTAAACAAATTAAGCGAAATCTCGATATAGGTAATCCAAAGCCTGCAATAGAGATTGATTAAAGAACCTTCTGGCGCGCAAGCCCCGGAGAATGTGGTAAGCCACGAATAGACCAGCCTAGTGCTGGTTTTTTATTTGCTGCTGACCGGACTACCCGATAAAGCGGGTGTTTTTAATTTGGAGATTCACGATGATAGTAGATAAAGAACAAGCAACCGAAACAACGATTAAGGCGCCTGAAACCGCTGAGCAGGCGGCTTACGATGCTGCGCGAGGTATAGAACAACCAGCAGAACAACCGGCCACGGAAACGCTGCCAGAAGTTATGGAAGAGGTTGTCGAAGCAGATACACCTGACGAAATGGCTGAACTACGCAACCAAGTCGGGCGCATCCCTAATTTACTCAAGCGCCTGGATGATGTGAATGGCCGATATGGCCGACTAAGCCAGCGCATTGAGGAAATGCAGCAGCGCGTCGTTGCGGAAAGTACTTCTAATGTTGCATCAACATCCGCTGACGCTGGTGAGCTACTGAAAGACCTGCGGGATGAATTCCCGGAACTGGCGGACAAGCTCGAAGGCGCGTTTTCAAAAGTGATGGCAAACAAGGGCGGAGTCGATCCAGCCGAACTTAACCGGATATTATCTGAGCAATATCAGGTAAAGCGGCAGGAAGAGCGGCAGGTGGAAGTTGAGCAAGCCAAGTCGCAGCTTACTGAAGCACACCCTGGTTGGCAGGAAGTTATCAATACTCCACGTTATGCTGAGTGGAGAACTACTTTACCGCCACGGGTAAATGCCAGGATTACGTCATCGCAAGACCCGTTCTTTGCTGCTGAAATGCTGGATCAACACAAAGATTGGTTAATCTCCAAGACGAAGAAGCAGCCCGCAGAACCATCCAGACGGTTGGCTAATGCGGTAATGCCAAGCGGAACAAGGATTATTCCGCAGGGCTCGCAACAATCAGAGCAAGAAGCTTATGACGCGGAGAGAGCCGCGCGTAGGCGAAAACGTTAATTACCCGCCGAAAGGCGGTTTTATAATTTAGGAGAAATAAAATGGGTATGCAAACATTAACAACCGACGAAGCACGGATCGGAAAACAGAAGGGCGAGATGATCACCCATTCGGAGCCTGTTCAGGTTCTTGGTATCACTGGCGCTGAAAAGCAGATGGACAAGAATATGGGGAAGCAAATCATATTCCGCCGTCAACTGCCGTATGGTGCGACCGATACCGCCGTTTCCGGTGGTGTTGATCCTACCGACCGTTGGACGGTAACAGCCAATGCGCATTTGACGCAGGAAGGTGTTACGCCCAGTGCGGATACGCTGACATTCCACGATGTGCCTGTGGACATCCAGCAATATATGTGTCTGTACGGATTCACCGACCAAACCTACGACCTGTACGAAGATGACATCCCAGCCGAGATGAAGACCGCGACTGGAGAACGTATGGGGTTGGTTAAGGAAATGGTTAGGTGGGGCGCGGTTAAGGCTTGCACCAACAAATTCTACAGTGGCGGAACTACCCGCGCTACCGTAGATCAGGCAATTACCCTTTCGTTCTTACGCAACATCACCAAGAGTTTGAAGGGCAACCATGCAAAAATGATTACCCGCATCATTGATGGTAGCGACAAAGTAGGAACAAGCTCGGTTGAAGCTGCATATTTGGTGTTCTGCCATACCGACTGCGAGCCGGACATCCGCGACCTGGCGAAGTTTACTCCTGTCGCTGAATACGGAAATCGTACTGTTGTTCACGAAAATGAGATCGGTTCGTGTGAAAACTTCCGCTTTATCACAAGCCCGCACCTGGCTTCGATCATTGATTCCGGCGCTTCTGTCGGGACAACCGGCCTTGTCAGCACGGGAGCATCTCAAGTTGACGTTTACCCTGTTGTGGTGGCCGGGCAAGACGCATGGTGTCAGTTGGGTGTCCGCAATTCCAAGTCTATGGACATCATCTGGCTTCCACCAGGCAACAAAGACAAGTCTGATCCAGGCGGTCAACGTGGTTACTGTGGAGCAAAGTTCTACTTCACCGCTGCCGTGCTGAATAATGGCTGGATGGCGATTGCCGAAGTTGGCGCAACCGTTCAGGGATAACCAATAAGGGCGGGTAACGCCGCCCTCTTAAATCAAGGAGAATCAAAATGGAAGATTTCAGAACTACGGTCAATACCACCGACGCGGGTCTTACCTCTGGCACTGCCAGCGGCGCGACCTATACCACCACCGCAACAACGGCACACGTCATCAACGGCAATTTTGGTACAACCCTGGCTGCGCAAACCAACACCACTTCACCGACTACGGATGCTCGTACCAGTGCAGCGTTTACCGCGTTGAATGACAACGAGGCTACTTGCTTTGTGTGGGGTGTGACTGCTGCAGGTGCTATAGCGGTATGCCAAGGAACCATCGAAGATACACAGGTTGGCGTTACCACGACTGCAGGAGACTTCATCAACCTGCCGCAATTCCCGTCGCTGCCTGACGATTTCTGCCCGATTGGCTACAGCGTTCACCGTTGTGCGCCGTCTGCATCGGCGTGGACGCTCGGCACATCGGCATGGAATGCAACCGGCACTACGCACACATTCCAGAACGTGTACGAATTGCCGAGCCGTCCGCAAAGCTCTTAAATCCAGTTTATCGACATAACAACAAAGCCCCCTTAATTCGGGGGCTTTTTAATTAAGGAGAAATAATCATGCCAAGAGGCGTTCGCAAAGCGGTAAATTCACCAGTAATTTCAACCAAAATAGTTGCCGATTCCAACGATATGCAAGTCGGTCAACCGCAATACCACAAAATACCCGCGACTGGCAGTATTAGCGCGGAAGATTTCAAGGACAATTTCCAAGTTGTTGATGCGCCTGCGCTGGGTGGTAAGGCAGCTATATTGGCATTTATGGAAGAAGAGGTTGTTGTGCGCCTGGCAACGACTGCCGACAAGTCACAAGAACCAATCCCGCGCTTCTCCGTAAACGGAATCAACCAGTATATTCAACGCGGCAAGCCGGAGGCAATCAAGCGGAAATTTCTGCAAGAAATAGCTCGATCTAAACATGAATCAATCAATACCCCATTTGCGCGGGATGGGAACGGTTTCGATACCTACAACCTCAGCAAACAGCATTCACTCAAGTATCCGTTCGAGCTGATCGAGGATAAAAACCCACGCGGCCGTCCGTGGTTGGAGAAGATTCTGGCGGAAGCCTGAACGTAGCACCCTGCATCAACAAAGCGAAAGCACTTTCAACTAAAGGAGAAACATCATGCGTTTATGGGAAAAATTTGCCAACTTATTTGTTGGCGGGAAACTGACACTTGGTAAAGGCGCGTCAATCGTCGTTACTAATTCCGACCTAACTACAAGCACTATCAATCTGACAGAACTGGCCGCATTGGACAGTATCGCTGCATCCGACCTTGCCAAGATTGACAGCATTACCAATGGTACGGCTGCCGCTGGAAAAGCACTGGTGCTGGGGGCGAGCAAGGAAATTGCAACCATCACCTCGGCTACCATTACCACGCTTACCGCCCCAAATATGGCTGGCTCTGTGACATTCACCGATGGCACTACGGATGTGGATATGGCTTCACATGATGGCACGAACGGACTGAAGCTAGGCGGTACGCTTGTTACATCCAGTGCGGCTGAGTTGAACTACAACGACATAGCCACGCTGGGAACTCTTGCCGCAAGCAAGGCTTGGACATCAGACGCTAGCCTTGACACCGTTATGCCAACTGGTGGGTTACTGACGGTGCAGTCTGGTGGCGCCGTTACTCTTAGTTCTGGAAGCACGCTGACTCTTAGTGGTGGTGTCGTACAGGCTCCTGTCTTCGTCGCTGACGCCACTCCCTACGCCGTCCTGGCGGCTGATAGCGGCAGGCTCCACATCATCCTTGAACAGGCGAGCAGCATTACACTTAACCTACCGGTTATCGCCGCAGGTTTGAGCTACAAGTTCGTCATGGGCGGTGTCGCTACTGAAGCTCAGAACTGGGTTATCGTCGCAACGACGCCATCGTTCTACAACGGCGGCGTGTCATGGGATGACTCAAACGCCGTCGCCTCTCCAGTCCCCGTTTATGGCAACGGCACGTCACATCTGACGTTGACCGCCACCACACCTGAAGCTGGCACTGCGATTGAAATCTACAGTAATGGCACAGAATGGTTCGTCTGTGGCGCGGTCTTTTCCACCGCCACACCTGCCTTCACGTAATACAGTACCGAAGCGCTTAACACAGCCGCTACCAAGCGTGGTGGCTGTCCTGATACGCTTTATCGAAAGGTTAAAATGTCAACACTATTGCAGCTCACAAACTATGCGCGCGAGGAATGCGACGCATCCGGTAACGGAGACCTGACCACACTGGTTGGTGTCACCGGAGAAAGTTCCAGGTTCAAAAACTGGATCATCCGCTCGTGGGAAGAAATCCAAGAAATGCAAGCTGATTGGAAATGGATGCGCGCCGCATTCTCGTTTGTCACGACCGCGAACGACGGTACATACACGTCTGCGCAGGCAGGAATATCCTCACGCTTTGGACGGTGGGATAGGACGTATTGCACTGTATATCTCACCGCAAGCGGGACGGCTGACCAAGCAGAACTCGAATGGGTTGATTACGAGGAATTCCGCTCTTCATGCCTTACTCAGCCTATCAGCGACAGCAGACCAACCCATTTCAGCATCGGCGACGCAAATGAACTGCTGTTGTGGCCAGTCCCAGACTCCGCGCTTTACACCATCAAAGGGGATTATTTCAAGTCCCCTCAAATTCTATCCGCAGACACAGACGAGCCAGAATTGCCAGAGCAACACAGGGTAATTGCGTATTCGGCGATGAAAAAGTATGCCCGTTTTTCAGCCTCTCCTGAAATCTACGCCGACGCGAGCGAAAAAGAACGGATGATCCTCAGCCAGTTTCGCGCCAAATATCTTCCAGCGTTTTACCTGGTCGGCTCATAGATTCTATCAATTACGAGCCACTTCAGTCTGGTGGGTACAGGAGAATACGCGGGTTCGAGCGATTTAATGGAAAGACACCACCGTCCTCTGCCGATTACTGGTTATTGGGCGTGACAATTTCCGGCACTATTTCAGTCGGGGACACGGTAACTGGAGTGACTTCCAGCAAGACTGGGGTGGTATTGCAGATCAACAATTCAACAGAGTTGGTGCTAACGAAGGTTTCCGGCGAATTTGTTTCAGGAGAAACCTTGAACGTCTCCGCTGCCCCGCAAGCAACCACAACATCAATAACCAACAAGAATTCAGCTTTAACGGTGTCTTTGCACGCGCAGTACAAGAATCTTGCTGCTGATAATTATCGGGCTGATATTGCCGCCGTACCTGGAACTGGAAACGTTCTCGGCGTCCACCAATACAAGGGTGTGAAGTATGCGTTCCGGGCGAATGCTGGAGATACCGCCGTGGATATGTACAAGTCCACAGCAGGTGGCTGGACGCAGGTGGTGTTTGGATATGAGGTAGCATTCACGGCGGCCAGTGTCGCTCCAGCAGAAGGTGGCACGCTCACCCAAGGTGGTGTCACTGCGGTAATGCGCAGGCTGGTGATTCAATCTGGCGCGCTTGCCGGAGGAACAGCGGCCGGCCGGATGATTATCGACACGATTGCAGGGGGAAACTTTGCTGCCGGTGCTTTCACTGGCGGCATGACCGGGACGTGCAGCGGAATACAGACAGCAATTACGCTGGTCAAGGGCGGGCGGTTTGAGTTTGTGAATTACAATTTCACGGGTTCGGCTGATACGTTTAGGATGTATGGATGTGACGGGGCGAACCGGGCTTTCGAGTTTGACGGAAGCTATTTCGTGCCGATTGCAACCGGAATGACAACCGACACACCAAAATTCATCACGGCATACCGAAACAAATTATTCCTAGCGTTTCGCGGCTCGTTGCAGTTCTCGACCACAGGAAACCCATATATGTGGACACCGCTTACCGGGGCGAATGAGATTGGGGTTGGTGACACCATAACCGGGATTCTTCCGGTTGCTGGAGGGTCATCCACTGGCGCCTTGGCTGTGTTTTCGCGTCACACGACATCAATCCTGTATGGCTCGGCAGCAGATGATTTTACTATGGTGCTGATAA